ATTCAGTCCACAAAGGACGGCAAGGGACAGCTTGCCTTCGAGTTCCACGGTCATTACTCAATCGACAGTCAGGATACTGTTCCGTTCGAGATTTATGTTCAGGCAGGAAGTGGTTCTTCTGCCACACCAGTAGTAAGCCTTAATACGCACTACGTATCCATCGCAGATGAATCCACAGTGCAGTTAACGGCCGAAACCATCCCTGCGGGACAGACCGTAACATGGGCATCAGCAAGCACATCCGTAGCGACTGTATCAGACGGTCTGGTAACTGGTAAGGATGCGGGCAATACAGTCATTACCGCAAGCATCACAGTGGAAGGTGTGACAGTAACCGACACCTGTACAGTAGTCGTTACTGAGTAAGGCTTATTCAGGAGGTATATATGAAAAATCTTGCGAATTGCAAACCGAGTGAATTTTTAAGGCAAACAAATAAAATCCGTAAGTCGGTCAGCAAATGGTTGACCGACACGGATATTATGAACATCAGGTTACGGCAGGCCGATATTCCTGATGACGCAACAGAAGAAGAAAAGAAGGAGGCACGACTGGAGCAGGCGAAATCCAATCTAAACGCAATTCTGGATGCGGTCTTAGATGACCACCCAGATGAGACATTGGAGGTGCTTGCTCTTGTTTGCTTTGTAGAGCCAGAGGATGTAGATAACCATCCAGTTTCCGAATACTTGGAGTCGGTCACTGAAATGTTGGCCGATAAGGCGGTGATTGGTTTTTTTACATCGTTAATGCAGTTGGCGAATCTTCTTACTTAGACCTTTGCAGAAATATCAATCTTGGAATACTCGAATTGATGGGAAGGGAATACGTTCTTGAACATTGTGTTGCCGAACAGGAACGGCGGTTTGAAGAAAAGGCATATCGGGTTTACACCTCAGAAGTCTTAAAGAGCATAGCAGAGACTTTGGGAGTAAAGATGTATAAAAGTTATACCGATATCATAAACCGCATCCCAGAGGACACAAGGACAGGAGATGAAATAGCCTTAGATATCATCACAAGAGCAGGATTGAAAGGACAAGAAGATGACAGTAGCGGAATTAATAGTCAAGATAGGCTGTGACACAAGTGAATACGATAAGGGGATTTCCGATACCAAGGGTAAGTTATCCGCTTTCGGCGGTGCCTTAAAGAGTGGTGTAGGTAAGGTTGCGAAACTGGCAGGCGGTGTCTTGGCAGGTGCTACCACAGCAATGATTGGCTTTGCGGGTGCATCGGTTAAGACGGGCATGGAGTTTGATACTGCTATGTCGCAGGTTGCGGCAACCATGGGTAAAACCATGGACGAGATGAAGAACGAAACAGGCTCCGTAGAACTGGCATGGGGAAACTTCACTGGTAACCTTAGGGATTATGCAAAGGAAATGGGTGCTCATACCCAGTTTACCGCAACACAGGCCGCAGAAGCCTTAAACTACATGGCACTGGCAGGTTACGATACCCAGACTTCCATGAGTATGTTACCGAACGTAATGAGCCTTGCATCAGCAGGAGCGATGGATTTGGCAACGGCTTCTGACATGGTTACTGATACTCAGACGGCCTTTGGCATCAGTCTTGAAAGAACCAACCTTATGGTTGATGAAATGGCCAAGGCGGCAAGTACTGGTAATACTTCCGTTCAGCAATTAGGCGATGCCTTCCTTGTTGTCGGCGGTCTTGCGAAAGAATTGAATGGTGGCATGGTCACCCTTTCAGATGGTAGCAAGAAACAGGCTGATGGAGTACAGGAATTAGAGATAGCATTAACCGCTATGGCAAACGCAGGTGTAAAGGGTTCCGAAGCAGGTACCCATATGCGTAATATGCTGATGAAACTGTCCAGTCCAACCTCAGAAGGCACCAAGGCCATGGAAGCAATGGGTGTCCAAGTATTCGATACCGAAGGTAAGATGAGGTCACTCAAGGATATCTTCGGGGACTTGAATACCGCTATGGGTTCCATGACACAGCAGGAAAAGATTCAGACTATTTCTGACCTGTTCAATGCCAGAGATATTGCATCGGCCGAAGCACTCTTAGGAGCAGTATCCCAAGATTGGGATAAGATAGGAGAATCCATCCTTGATGCAGAGGGTGCCGCACAAAAGATGCAGGAAACACAGCTTGATAACCTTGCGGGAGATATCACGTACTTCAAATCAGCCTTGGAAGGTGTACAGATTGCCATATCCGATAATCTTTCAGCACCTTTCAGAAATTTCGTTCAAGAAGCAACAGGTGGCCTTAGTGAAGTTACCACCATGATAGAAGGAGGTAATTTCAGCGGAGCAGTACAAAAGGCAGGCGAAGTGTTAGCAAGCCTTGCTGTGAGTGCCGTAGAAGGTCTTCCTAAGGCCGTAGAGGCAGGAACACTATTACTCCAAGGATTACTTACAGGAATCACTGAGGAGGCTCCTGCACTGTTTGAGACGCTTGGAACGACATTCACAGATGGGATGTCCTTGATGATGGAGTCCTTATCAGGCGAAGGTAGCATGGCAGATGTGTTCCTGCCGATGATTGGCGATGCTTCAACAGGACTCATAGATGGTTTCATGGCGATAGCACCACAGTTTGTGGATGTTGCTGTGGGACTGATGAATAACTTCGCCAGTGGCCTGACCCAAGGCATACCGCAGTTATTAGGAACCGTCTTACCAAAGGTAATGGAGTTGTCTGAATCCATTCGGTCAAATGCAGGCCGATTCGTGGATGCTGGAATAAACCTGATATTGAACCTTGCACAGGGCATCATAAACAGCTTTCCGACTATCATACAGACCCTTCCTACAATTATCACCAACATAGCAGGTATTATCAACGATAATGCACCCAAGCTAATTGTAGCAGGAGTGAAGCTGATATCCATGCTGTTGAAGGGTATCATTCAGTCGATACCGACTATTGTTGCAGAGTTCCCAAAAATCATATCAGCAATCATCAGTGTATGGTCTGCGTTTAACTGGTTGAGCCTTGGAACTAAAGCAATCAATCTGATTAAGAGTGGTATCAATTCCGCTAAGACTGCAATACCAAACCTGTTGAAAGACCTTGCGAACAAGGCACTGAATGCCTTTAGGGGAGTCAACTGGGCGACAGTAGGCAGTACGGTCATTAGGTTTTTGACGAATGCAATCAGAGGGGCAGGAAGTATTGTACCAAATGCCCTTAGAGCAATCGGAAATCTGGCAATCAATGCTTTCAAGTCTATCAACTGGGTAAGCGTAGGCCGTGCGGTAATCAATGGTATTGCAAGCGGTATCCGTGCAGGAGCAGGCATCATAGCAAATGCGGCAAAGAGTGCCGCCAAGAGAGCATTCGATGCGGCCAAGAGTTTCTTGGGTATCCATTCGCCATCCAAGCTGTTCCGTGACAAAATCGGTAAGAATATTGCTCTTGGTATGGCTTTGGGCATAAAGGACAAGCGGGCCGATATAACAAGTGCCTTACTTGACTTCGACAACGATATCCCGACTTTCGACATTCCGATTGGAACACCAGCATTCGCAGGAGCAGGCGGTGCTTTCCTGAATGGTGGAAACAATGACGGAAGGACTTGGGTAATAAATATCACCAATAACGTGAGTGGTGCCGAAGACCCTGATGCTTTCGCCACTGCATTGACCAGAAGAATACAGCTTGAAATGAGGACTGCATAAAATGGCAAAAACAAAAAAACCAACTGGACTATCAATAGTTAGAAATGGTCAAAATTTTACCTGTTCTTGGAAGATAGGTGATAAGGATTATGGTGGAGGTCAGCAGGCTCAGTATTCAATAGGCGGTGGTGGATGGATAAACTTCAACGACACCGCTGATATTGGTAAAACGACTACTAAAAAATCTTTTAGTGTCTCTTTTGATGTTTGGAACCCATACGGAGTTGGAAATAATAAAGTAAATCGTGTAGCGTTTCGTGTTAGAGGGAATCGGAAAACGTACACAGAGGGGTCTGGAAAGAAGAAAAAGACAGTAAATCCTACGTGGTCTGAATGGTCAAGTAAAGAGTTTTTATTGTATTCACCTGCGAATCCAACCATCACAGTGGCATCAGCCAGTTCAAATGCAACTACATTTACTATCACTGCCACTAAAAAATCTGATGACCATAATCCCTTACACAAACTGGAATGGAAAACTGCACTTGTAATTGACTGTAATTATAACGATGGGTCACAAGCAAGTTATGGTTCTGCATCTTTAGTGAGCGGAACAACGAGTGGTGATACGGTAACATTAGTGCAGACCATAACAGAGGATTCAAGTATTTTTAATACTGGAAAATCCTATACCAGATGGGTTGCAGTAAGGGCAAGAGGTATCGGCGGTGATTCGGATTGGGTATATGCGAAATATGTCTATGCAAAGCCAAATCAACCGACAAATACATCAGTTACTACCATAGATGTTTCTGGTGGGATAGAGATTAATCTACGGTGGAATTCTTCTGGGACTAATTCAAGGCCACTCGACAGTATAAAGATAGAGAAACTTACCACTACACCTGCGGCTGGCCTTGTACCGCCTGCAGGTGTATCGTGGACTGAGGTAGGTTCGATCTCTCCTAAAGATGGGAGTGACGGCTATAAATATACTGAAACTACAACTCCGACAAGTGACCAATGTATTTTTGTTAGGGCAACCACAGTACATGGTAGTGAAAAAACTGAGGGCGATGCCGTATTCGTAAAAGCAGGAACGGTATCAGCACCAACAAATATGACGCTCTCAGTTGTGCAAGAAACATTCAGAGCAACCATTTTTGCAACGAACAACTCTGCAATACCAGATGCACATATGGCAGTAGTGTTTAGAGGTTCCAGTATTCAAGAATACATAGCAGGAATTATACCACATGGTACTCAAAGTGCTATAACCATTCAATGTCCTGATTGGTCAGAAGAAGATGATTATGCTTTTGAAATATATGCGTTTGTAGGAACTTATACGAAGCAAACACGCTCCGATAATCTTGACAGCTATATATTATCAGCATATGCAGGCAGACCACTTTTAAAATCAGCAAGCATATCTTCAACAGGAAATGTACCCAAGGCTCCATCAGGTCTGACCCTTACACAGACTAATGTTGCAGGAACTATCAGGGCAAAGTGGAACTGGACTTGGTCAGAAGCAACTGGTACAGAGTTATCATGGGCAGATCATGATGATGCTTGGGAGTCCACAGATGGACCAGATACCTATGAGATAAGCAACCTTCATACTGGTGCTTGGAATATAGCAGGACTAGCAACAGGGAAACGGTGGTATGTCAGGGCAAGGTTCTTTAATGGTGAAGGTGATACCCGAATCTACGGACCATATTCTGAAATGACTGCAAACTCAGTCATAGACCTTTCGGCACCTCCTGAAACCCCGACACTCAGACTGACTGATAGTGTAATAACAGCAGATGGTCAGACCACTGCTTATTGGGCATACACAACAGGTGATGGAACAGGTCAGATATATGCAGAAATCTGTACTGCTACGATATCAGCAGGAGTTATCACTTACGGAAGTGTAATAGCCCATACTGAGACTGCATATAATATATTACTCAATGCTAAAGAACTGGGATGGACTAGCGGTAATACCTATAACCTGTGCTTAAGGCTTTCTAGTGCTTCAGGAAATAAATCTGATTGGTCAGCCGTAGTTCCAATAACTATTGCTTCACCAGTCACCTGTTCTATCTCCTCAACATCACTTTCAACAATTACTGTTCCTGCTGATGATGACGATGAAACTACAAGGCAGGTACTTTCTCTTACTGCCTTACCATTAACTGTTAATGTTTCTGGCTCAGGAAATGATAAGACACTAACCGTTGCTATTGAAAGGAATGAGGATTATCACATAGAACGACCTGATGAAAACATCTTCAATGGATATGAAGGTGAAACGGTGGCACTTTTAAAGAATTCAGAAGGTTCCAGTCAAGCGATAATAAATCTTGATGACCTTATAGGACCACTTGATGATGGTGCAAGCTATCGAATCATAGCAACTATTAAAGATGCTTATGGGCAGTCAGCATCATCAGCCCCACTCGTCTTTGAAGTACATTGGTCACATCAGGCTCTTGCCCCTACTGCAGATGTTGCGATAGACGAGGATATGCACGTTGCGTTTATAACCCCTTATGCACCAAGCGGAGCAATCAGTTCTGATACTGCCGATATTTACAGACTATCAGCAGACAAGCCACAACTGATTTATAAAGGTGCAAGTTTTGGGGAAACATATGTTGACCCTTATCCTGCTCTTGGAGAGTTTGGCGGTCACAGAATTGTATTTGTGACTGCAAACGGTGACTATATCACAGATGATAATGAGATAGCATGGTACGATGTGAAGAGTAATGATGGTGATGAAGTCGAACTTGAACAAGCGATTATCAATTTCGGCGATAATGAAATAATACTAAGTCACAATATTGACCTTTCTAATTCATGGGAAAAAGATTTTCAGGAAACAAAGTATCTTGGTGGTTCTATACAAGGTGATTGGAATGCAGGAGTTGGCAGGAAACTTACTTTATCGGCTCTTGCAATCAGTATAAGGGAACAAGACATAATAGAAGCATTTAGGAGGCTTGCGGTTTACACAGGCATTTGTAATGTGAGGACTCCAGACGGTTCCAGTTTTAGTGCCAATGTAATGGCGAAGGAAGAAAGGTCACACAGCACTGGGAGGAAAATGGTCACATTCTCATTGGAGATAACGAGGGTTGACTCTGAAGGGCTTGACGGTATGACCTATGCTGATTGGGCTGAAGGGTTACAAAAAGATTACTCATACAACATTGTAAATGGCTATCTTTATGAAACGGCCGATACAGAAAGTGGAAATACATTTTCCATTAATCAGGCAGGGGAGTTAATTTGGAATCCATCGTCCAGTGTTGACGGTATAACATTTGACCTGAAAGACGGAGAGTTGGAGGTAGATTATGGCGGTTAATCTTGGAGCGGTATCTGCTTATGCAGTCGCAGTCAGGAATGGCTATACTGGAACAGAAGCTGAATGGGTAGAACTTATCACCATGGCTTCACTTTCGGGCGAAGATGCTGATAGAGCAGAAGCGGCAAGAACCAGAGCGGAAACGGCAAGGGACGAAGCTGAATATGCGGCAGAACAAGCGATAGCACATGGTTACGCAATGGAGGTTGTTGGGCATAAACTTGTCATAACGGCACCAGAGGAGGAGTAAAATGGCAACATTTAATACATATGGACTGACTGACTATATAAAGGACGGAAAAGTCGTAAAGGAAAGTAAGGTCAGGTCTGTTATGGTAACGGCAAAAAGTGATCTTGCCAATCTGAAAGGATATAATCCTGGAGATATGGCATATACCGCAGGATACAAGAACATCTGGCAAAAGAAGGCCGATGGTACTTGGGAAGCAATCATAGAGGAGGCTTAATATGGACGGAGGAATAATAGGATTAATCGTAGCCATAGCAAAGTCACTTCCTGATGGTGCAGTGGCACGTGCCGAGAATGCACAGGAAAAGGCCGAAATTGCACAAGGCAAGGCCGAACAGGCGGCAGAACTAGCACAGCATTACGGCTATGGTATGCAGGTTCAGGGTCACAAGTTGATTATCACAAGCGAGGTGGATGACTAATGGCTTATTGGAATGGAACAACTTTTTTGGGCGATGATTATGATTTTTATTCAGACCTGAATGCCCATCAGGTCGCTCCAGAGTATTCATCCTCTGCGACTTATGCAGTAGGGGATTACTGTATTTATGATGCCGTGCTATATCGTTGCACAACTGCAATTACTACGGCCGAAGCGTGGACTGCGGCACACTGGTCGGAAGTGAAGTTGGGACAGGAAGTCACTAATTTAAAGGAAGATTTAAGTGAGTTATTTGGCTTGAAATTCCAAGGCAATACGGCCGGAACGATAGCTTATACTTTCCGTGCCGGCACGACATATTATATTAAAAATAATAATCAATCAGGATCGGTTGGATTTTCAACAAGGTCAACCCCTGACGGTTCAACAATTGATGGAGTCATTAATATTTCGGCAGGATCGATAGGCACGATTGCGGCAACGGAAAATGCCAATTATTTGAGGTTCAATGCCGCTATAAACGGAGAGATTTGCGACGAAAACACTATAAAAATTCGCCTTTCTGAACTTGAAGAAGATACAGAAGACCTTGGCAATAATGTTAGTGACCTTACCAACAGGGTAAACAGTATTGAAGGGAATGTTATCCCGGTATTTACAAATCAAAAATATATTTCATGGGTTGATTCTACCCACATGTGGACTTATGGCTCTTATCAATATAATGCATCTATTGAAGCGACAAACATGATTCATCTTGAACCCGGTGACACTATAAAAATGACTGATTATACCGGGGTAACATATGATGTTTACTATAAAAAAGACGTTGATGATACATACGCACGCAATACTGGTCTTACAAGCGATTTTACAGTACAATATGCGGGAGATTATGCAATAAATACTCAATTTGTTCCCGGGCAAACCCTGACACCTGAACTGTTTAAGACTCTTGTATCAAAGTTTATTATCACAAGAAAAAATGCTCCTATTCCAACTGTATTATCCCTTGATAAAGATATGAAAGTAGTCAAGGATAATTTAAACCCGATAGAGAATTTTATAAAGTCATCTCCAATAAATCTAATCAATCAGATGACTATAATGGAGGGCTTTGTAATTTCTGGTCAGGGTGTTATAACGCAAAACGACGGTTATGCCATAACTGCAAAGATGTATCTCAAACCGTCAACTGTATATTCATATAGGAATTGTTTCAGGGTTGTCTATTTTAATGATAATGATGAAAGATTAAGTTCTACAGAACTTTCAGCACAAGGCAGTGGTTATGAAATCGGAACATTTACTGCCCCGGCTGGATTATCGTATGCCATTATAGCGTTGAGCATGAGTGTGATTTATGGAAAAGAATGGCAACTCGTTGAAGGTGATACGCTTCCTGATTTTCAACTCCAGCATTTAATCATTGACGGGTATCGACTGCATGACAAACCTGATGTGCCGTATGATCCAATCGAAACAATAGAAAACTGGGATAAGACCGTGATAGATACTGCCCCTTTGTATTTATTGTCTTCCGATGTAAATGCACTGAGCAGTAGCGATAGGAACGTTTCCGCAATCTATAGCCAATATGACGCTTTGATGGCTTCAAATACTGATTATATTACAAAAACAGAACTTGGCGATGATGGTAACGGCGTTACCCTATATAGATATGATTTTAAAACTCCTGAGTATTCAGATGGCAACGCTGGAATTAATGTTTCCGCAAACCGTAAAACAAAGATGATTTTGGTTAGTGGTATACATCCAGAATTTGCTGGAATTTACTGTTTGTATCACGCACTTGAACGGATTACAAATGACCCTGTGTTAGAAGATATAAAATCACAAATGCACTTTATTGTTATGCCTGTAATAAATGCATATGCGTGTAATGGAAATGCCGAACGAAAAAATCATAATGGGATTGATTTGGCTCGAAATTTTGAAGTTGGATTTACTCCCGGTACCAATCCGTTATCTGATGACTATTCAGGCACTACTGCTTTATCGGAAGTCGAAGACCAGTATGTTGACGCAATTATGTCTGCAAATACAGATGCAATCTATTTTGCCTCTTGCCATAA